GAAAAAAGTTTTTCCAGTGCTAGACTCCCCAGCAATGGCAGTAATCTTATTCCCAGATACACCACCAAATATACTCCCTGAACAAAGTCCGTTAAAAATGTACGAACCTGTGTCCACATAACTTTCAGACTCATCGATGTCTGCTGCGAGTTTGGTAAAGTCATCGCCAATTTCTTTTACAATATCTTTTAGAAAGTCCATTAAGAGAAAAATGAATCAAGGTTTACAGTTTTTTCGACACTCCATCCAATAGCATCAAGAATAGTCTTTAGAGGTTCCAAGAATGCTTTCTCAAATTGTAGTTGATAGTCAACGTATTTGTCAATTTGAAGTTCTCTTGGAAAGTCTTGAATAAAAGAAATAATATTCTCGTGAATAGAGTTTGGTTTCTTGAGATAACAGAACTTGATTTTTTCTCCATTCTGAATCAAAGAATATTTGTTATCAAGATTATTCTTCTTGATATAGTGATTGAACAAAAGGGCACCTCTACAGTGAATAGGAGTTCCTTTGGTATAGATGTTGCTAGAGCATCTATATTTACTCACATCAGAAACACTACGTGGGAAAGAAATCTCTTCTGGAGGAAGTTTCTGAAAGTCAGTTCTACACTTTTCAATGAAGTCTTGAACTTCATCTTCGGTTCCACTCATCATCAACTTAAGTGCATCCTTAATCATCTTTCGACAAGGTGCAGGTGTTGACGACTTGACTGCTTCGATACCCATAATCTTGAGTTTGGGTTCAGAATAACGAACACCCTCACTATCCCAGACATTCAGGATGTATCGTTTCTTAGCAGTCCAGATTCCACGGTCGGCAATGTTCTCTCGCTTCATCTGCATCTTTTGATCATATGCATTTACATACGTCGCAAGGTCTTGATAAGAGGATTCGATGAACGGTTCCAACTTGTCCTGACAGATCTTGTCAAGGATCGAAACAACCTTACTCTTGTCGCTAGTTTTATTACTAAAAAATTTATCAACAAGAGGTCCAAAATTAAGATAGATTGAATCGGTGTCAGATGCAATGACATAATCGATACTCTCTGTTTTTAAAAGGGTATTTAGATAATCATTTACCCTCATCTCAATCCAACGGATGCTAACTTGTCCAGAAAGAGTAATTGCTTCGGCGTTTGCTAGTTTGAAATACCTGAAATATTGGTTACCAATAGCACCATAAGCAGAGTTAAGAGAAATCTTCTTCGCCATTTGAATGTTGTTACAACGTGCGATTTCTTTCTCAAGTGCTTTAGTAGGAGTCTTCTCGTACTGCTGCTTTGCTTCAAGCATTCGTTTCTTGAATACAACTCTGTCCCCATACATCTTCTCCATCAGTTCAGGTAGGAATCCACGGACATCCTTGCGATACATTGCTCCATTAGCACAAACCGCACTGTCCTTATACATCTCAAATGTCACCTGTTGATTAAGTATCTTATCAACTGTTGCTGAGGGATGCCTCGAATCCTGGAGTGTCTCTGGTGAGATATTGTACTGCATAATAAGGTGAGGGTACAGGCTATTGAGGTCAAAACTGACAACCCAATCATATACCCCAGGAATCGGTTCCTTAACATACGCACCTGCATACTTCTCATTCTTCTCACTCCTATCTTTTGGAGGAATTACGATATTCCTTTTCTTCAGATAATTGTAGATAATTGCATCCCATGTACGTACCTGGAAGAAAACATCATTATAGTTAATCTTCGCATCGTATGCCATAGTCATACAGAGTTCAATGAGTTTCATCTTGTCTTCCAGACGGTCAACAAGTTCAACGTCTTTGATGTTGTAGTCAACAAACTTCTGCCAGTCCTTTGTATAGAAGTCCTTAAAGGTATCAAACTCAGAGTGGTCCAACTTCTTCTGTCCAAGTTCCACAAATGCGATGTGGTCCAATCGATATGATTCTTGTGCCTTGTAAGTAAACTTCTTATAGAGGTCAAGATAATCAATAACAGAAACACCAGCAATCTCATAAGAGATTTGTTCACGTCCCTGAATCACAAATTCTTTACGTCGAACATTCTTCCATGGAGAAAGACGACGGGTGTCTTTTGTTCCAAGAATACGTTCAAACCTTCCAGCAATGTATGGAATATCATACAGTTCACAGTTCCATCCAGTGATTGCATCAGGAGTATTCTGCTCCCAGAATGCCAAGAACTTCAGTGCCATGTCCTGTTCACTATCACATTTCACATACATGACATCCTTACGAGTATTCTCGTAGTCACGGTTATTTGCAAAACAGATAATCTGCTTAGTAGCATAGTTTTGAAGTGTGATAGTCAGAAGTTCTTCTGCACATTCAAATACATTAGGGAATCCGTTTTCTGCAGAGACCTCAATGTCAATCGTAAACAGTCTGATTTTGTTAATATCAAACTTAATTTCGTCCTCTGGATATTTCTCAGAGATATACTGTGCCTTGAAGTTATCATTGCCAAATACAGCAAATCCCTCAACCTCTGAATACTTCTTGATAAATTCCCTACAATCAGAAATGGAACCAGGTTGAATCGGTTCAACCACAGTTCCATCTAAAGTTTTATACTGTGTCTTTTTCTTTGAAGTGACGAAGAATGTAGGATTAAAATCCTCCTCTGTCTGAAAGTATCTACCGTTGTCATAACCACGAACTAGAATCTTATTGAACTTTTCGTAGACGTTGGTATAGAATCTCATTTCGTAAGGTCTTTGTACTTTTCAAGGAATGTTTTCTTTGGTTCTACAAGAGTAAGAATCCTGTCAGAACTAATCATGACGGTGCGTTCGTCAGTGTAATCATACAACCAAGGAACCAGGGTGTCACCCTTTATTTCAAAGGGATTTATAAATTTACAATCTGGTTCACCAGGAATTGAAGCAGCAACTTCTTCAATCTCAGTAATCAGAGCAATTCCACTATTCAGGACTGCTACCATCAGTGCTGTTTCTTCCATTCATTTTCTCCTGATAAGATGTTTTTACAAGTTCAATAGGTTCAGAAATACTAACAATCCAGTCAGACCGAACAGGAATATCTCTTTCCGCCGAGAGTGGTTGCCAAGGATAAAATGCTACTTTATATTCATCAGCATTTTCACTTTCAAGTAAAGTCTGATTAGTAATCAACTTCACAACAACAGGGTTACTAAACACTAGTGCTACAACATTATCCTGCTCGTCACAGAGTTCTTTAATGTCGGCAACTACGTCTTCACCAGACTTCAATACAGCAAGTTTAACAGCCATAAACCACTCGTTTCCTCTTAGAATTTTAGCAATAAAAAAGGGAGGTGTCAAACCTCCCCTTAGATTTATTCTTTATCATACTTGGGTATTTTAGGAAAGTCTATTTCATCAAGATAGTAACTCTCAAGAACTAAACTAATTCTCTCACTATCTGTAGTAACTTCATCAATAGAATGAGTTTGATTTTTAAAAATTACCATTTTCCCCTTCTCTGGTGTTACTGTTTCTATACGACGATAATGATATATTTTAAGTTCTCCACCAATCATATCACTAGGAACTTTTACATAAAGTACAGTTACTCTATCTGCCAAGATGGGAACTTTAGTATATCTACTTATTGTAGCATCTCTATGTCGTTGTATCTCTTCCCCGTTTCCAATTATCAATGAATTTAACCAAAAAACATTGTAAGTATCAGTATCAACAGCTTCATCAATAAAAGGTTTTAAGTAACCATAATTTTCTAGCAATTCTTCAATTCCATCTTTTGTAAATGCAATACTCATAGAATATACATTGTGGTCACCTTTAAAGAAAGATGTGCGTTTACTAGTATTAGTTTCTAATATAAGTTTTTCTGCTATCTTATCACAAATATCTAGGTTCATACTGTTGGGGGTGTATACATTCTAACTAGATGGGGTCTTACCAATGGTGCCTTATCTCTTTCAACTAGTGCTTCGATAGAACTCTGATATGTATCAGTCATAATTCTTGGGAACACTCCAAGTCCGATGATAGGAACAAGAAGACAACTAATAATATATATTTCCCTTGGTTCTGCATCAACTAGGTTTGTATGATTGACAAGTTCCTTATTCTCTTTGCCAAAGAATATCTCACGAAGCATCGATAGCAAATAAATGGGTGTAAGAATAACACCAATGGCAGAAAGAATACAAATGAATACACGGAACGGCACACTATACATTGTGTCAGTTGCAAATCCAGTGAAGACCATCAGTTCACTTGCAAATCCACTCATTCCTGGAAGTGCCAAAGATGCCATTGTACAGACAACCCACATTGCAAACATAATCTTCATACTCTTGCCCACACCACCCATCTCAGCAAGTTCAAGAGTATGGGTCCTGTCATAGGTTGCACCCACCAGGAAGAACAGAGATGCACCAATCAAACCGTGACTTACCATCTGGAGCATAGCACCACTGGTTCCAAGAGCACTATAACTCCCAATACCGATAAGTACAAATCCCATGTGACTGATAGAACTATATGCAATCTTGCGTTTGAGGTTGCGTTGTGCAAATGATGTCAATGCTGCATAAATGATATTCACAGCACCAAGGACAATCAAGATAGGTGCAAATACTGTATGTGCTTCTGGAAGAAGTTGACAGTTAAATCGCAGCAGTGCATATCCACCCATCTTCAGAAGGATACCTGCCAGAAGCATATGGACTGGCGCAGTTGCTTCCCCGTGTGCATCAGGTAACCATGTATGTAATGGAACAATAGGGAGTTTTACACCAAAGGCAATTAAGAATCCAGCATAACACCAAAGTTGAAAACTCTTTGGGAATCCCTGCTGCATTAGATATGTGTAGTCAAAGTTTGGAGCACCATTAGATGCCCAGAATCCCATGGCAAGTCCTGCCAGAAGAATAAACAAAGAACTACCTGCTGTGTAAATAATAAACTTTGTAGCAGCATATTGACGTTTCTTTCCTCCCCAAATAGAGAGCATCATGTAAACAGGAACAAGTTCTAGTTCCCATGACAGGAAGAAAAGAATCAAATCCTGTACCGCAAAAACCATAATCTGCCCACCATCCATCAACAAAAGAAGGAAGTAAAATAGTTTAGGTTTGAATCGTAGAGGCCATGCGGCAAGGGCAGCAAGACTAGTGATAAAACTAGTTAGAAGGATTAGTGGCATAGACAGTCCATCTGCCCCCACAGACCACTGCAGACCCAGTGAGGGAATCCAAGAAACCTTCTCTACCATCTGGAGACCACTTACACTTGGGTCGTATCCAGTTAGATATGCTGCTACAGTAATTAAAAATGTAACTAATGTAGTCGATAGTCCATACCATCTGACAACCTTTCCATCACCTTTATCTGGAATGAAGGGGATGAATAAAGCAGCAACGATAGGAACTAGAATAGATAAACTCAACCAAGGCATAGTATGGTTCATAAAGTTTCACTAACTATTATAATACAAAAAAAGAGGGGATTCAACTGGATTTTGCCAGTCGGTCCCCTGCGGCGACGATATTCAGTTTTATTTATTCAATAAGGAAGTAACTCGTCATCAACAGTTACTTTTGCTGTTTTGGGTGTTAGTTGATATGCTCCGAAAATTGCTGAACCAATAAATGCGATAGTTGCGAAAATTGCCATTATGGAGTTGTAAAGTAAAAGGACTCTATACTGGGTGGACTATTAGGGGAATGCGCCCCCAAGGAACCCGTTGAAAAAAAGAGTCATTGCGGTCCCAATTGTAAGAGTGGCGGCTGTGAGATTCATAAGTCGTCCTCCAAAGTACATATTATATAGCAAAAAGTGTATCACGTTGATACACTTTTGTAGCATCGGTGACTAAATTATAAAGAGACTGTTATGAAATCAAAACCAATCTTTACGAGCATGATGATCTGGTACTACTTTTTTAAGGACAATCTCTAAAAGCCCATTTTCAAAATTAACTGATCCAATTTCCGTGTCGTCACTGAGAGTCCAGGTTCGTGTAAACGACCGTTGAGCCAAACCTTTGTGGACGTATGAAGACTGTGTTTCTTTATCCTCTTTCTTGCCTTCAATAAAGAGTTTACCGTATTCCGTGTAGACATTGACTTCTTCTTTTTTGAATCCAGCTAGTGCTAATTCAAGTCTAGACTCTACATTATTAACTTGCACTAGGTTATATGGCGGATAGTTTGAGGTACTTTCATGTAGGTGAAAAAGACGGTCAAAGTACTCATCCATCCCGATACTATTTCGGTTGATTCTTTCCATGAGCGCAGGCAGGTCTGCTGCACTCCATCGTTGGAGGTTACCCATTATTCTAGCTCCTTTATTAAGCGAGTTTGTTTTTGTGTGGACCCCGAAGGCATCCATGTCTATTTATATGGTGACATTAAAAAAGGGGGTTCGGAACCCCCTACCTTATCATTCGGTTTCCTCAACCTTCTTTTTCTTTGTGCCAATATTATACTTGGTTTCTAGAATCCAATCTTGCTTATCCCTATAAGGGAGAACCTTAATTTGATTCAATGGTGCAATATCTTGAATTTTTTCTGCATCAACAACGTTAATCAAACCCCAATCTGCTAAGAGTTGGGTAATTCTATTACGACGTTGAACATCATTGACAGTTAAGTTTGCTGGTTTGCCATCAAGAGCAAACAGTTCCTTGAAGTGTACTAGATAATATTTACCCTGCTTATGCAGGATATGGCATGACTGATAAATCTTTTTTTCTTTGCGGGATGCTACACCAATTCTAGTTAGTGTTTCTCTCACTTTCAAAAAGTCATCAGGTTCGTTGAGAATAACTTCCACCATTTTGTCTGGTGACCATCTTACCTCAGGTTCCTGAACGACGCTCATCTTGTTCCTCCAATATCAAGTTTAGATTTAATAAATTTAAGTTGCTCATCAGACAAAATTCTCAGAGCTTGCTCTGCTTTTTCGTTACTATACCCATAGTAAGATTTTACACATTCAAGGTCTTTAATTTTCTCTTTCTTTATCCAAGGATTGAATCTTTTCTTGGATCGTATAGTATTTATAAGGAAATCGTATTGGAGTCTCTTTTCTAATTGATGATGCATATTCATCTCATTAACTAGCATGAGACAATCAATGCTTCCACTCAAGCATTTATTAACAATGTATGGAGGATATTGTTTCTCTGTCGAAGGGTCTTCATCAATAATATTCTTTTTAGTCTGGTTGATGGAATTCAACCAGTCCTTCAATTCAATTCCCATAATCTACTTAAATACTGCGTTCACACCTACTACAGTTGCTCCAGGATTACGAGCAAGAGCAACTTTACGTGCATCCTCGTAATCCCTTGCAACAACCTTTTCTTTAAATACCTGACCTGCTTTGAATAAAGTTACTTCGCAGTTCATAGATACTTGCGATGGTTATCTTCAACTTCATTTTTATGTAGAAGAACTCCATCAACTTTATCCAGTAGATCGAGAATACTTCCATGCATCAGACGGTATCCATATCCAACATATAGTTGTCCAAAGAACACGGTAAGTGCCATAAATGACCAGAAGTAGTAATACGTTCTGGATTTCTTTTGTCTAGGGATTTTCATAATTCACAAAACGAGTTTTTTAGCTGCTGGAGTAACAAGTTTACTGCCAAACATCTCATTGTATTTACCAGCAACTTCTTCTTGAACTTCTACAATGTAGACAATATGTTCTTGCTTCAACACAATCTCAGGATTGTCCTTAGAGATAACTGTTGCCCAAGGTGCAAAACCAACACCAGTACTCTGAGGAATAACTACGAGGGCATTCTGGACTTTAACAGTAGTTCCCGTATCCTCAAGAACTTCTGCAACTACTTCTTCACCAGTAATCAATCGAATAAGTTTAATGTCAATCATTTTCTTCTGCTAGGGTAATGTCTTCAATACAGTCTACAGTCACATCATATTTACCAATGCGATACCAATAGTTCGGTTGACCAAGAACATCATCATAATATCCAAGGTATTCAACGTCATCACTTTTATTTTCACGTAACCATGCCTGTAGACGTTGGTGCATTAGTTCGTTTCTATTTGTAGTATACAGTTCGTTTGTCACTTAAAATTACACTCCACCATAATTTCCGTTAATGCTGCAAGAAGATTAATTTCTTGGTCTGCTACGAAAGCTGCTTGATACTGATACTTAGCAACAATAAGAACAGCAGCAGCAATACTAGGACCGTCGAGGGTTTCGTAACAAGCATCGTAAACACGACGAAGAAGTACACCAGAATCATTGTCCAGGTTACTGACGACCCATTTACGTACTTCAGGAAAGTTTTTTTCCTTAAGGTTCTTAATAAGTTCATCAGTTTTTACTTCTGCAAAGGACGCAAGGATGCCTGTATCAATCTCCCCACCCACCGAGTACCTTTGGCACTCATTGAGGACTCTTCTCCAGTCTGGGAAGTGTTTGTTGATGAGTTCAACGAGGACTTTGTTGTCGAACTTGATTCCTTCGTCGGTGAGGATAGACTGAAGTCTTGAGAAAAACTTTGCAGCAATTCCTGGTTTTTGCTTTCCTGTGATGGAAAACTCCACAACGGCACAACGGGAATGGAGGGGTTCGATGATTTTATTTTTGTAGTTGCAGGTAAAGATGAATCTGCAGTTGCCACTAAACTCCTCAGTAAATGCCCGTAGGAGGAGTTGTACGTCATTGGTTGTGTTATCTGCCTCATCAATGATGATGACTTTATGCTT